CAACCGGCGGATTCTCAATCGTCAGCGTTCCATTGGGGTTCGGGCGATCGGTGATACGGGCGTTAGGCTCGCAGTTGATCAGCGAACGGAACGAGGTAGTGAGGCCCCAGTCGAAGGTGAAGCCCTCGGTGCAGGGCCCGTAGCCTTGGAACCGCAGCGCCTTGGTGTGGCGCGGGGTGACGGGCACCGGCTCGGCCTGGTTGCCGTAGGTGAAGCTCTCAGAGCTTTTGGCGGTTGGGGTGACGTACTTGCCGATGCCGGTGATCGTGAAGGTGCCGTAGCTGTTCAGCGGTGAGTTGAGCGCCGGGGAGCCGCGGAAGCCTTCGATGCGGTGCACGTTCTGATCCTTCACCGCCACCAGCGTGCAGCTGGAGCCGTTGCCAAAGGTGCTGATCGGCTGGTACAGCGACAGCGCGGGAATCTTGTAGTTCACTGCGCCGCCGGTGAACGATGCCGTGGACGCCACCACCGTCACCTCTCGGGTGGTGCCGTTGTGGGCCACGATCACGCCCTTGTCGCCGGAGTTGACGCCGCTGGTGATCTCGATCGGGAAACCCACGTAGGCGTCAGTCGCTGGGTTGCTGCCGCCCAGGTCCGCCAGGGTGATGGTGTTGGCGCCGCCTGCAGTGGCCGTGCCGGTGATCTCAGCCGATGCGGCCAGATTCATGCCGGCAGCCAGCAGCAGCGGCGAGAACCGCGGCGCGGTGGCAGCAACACCAGAGCCGCCCCACTCAAAGGTGATGGTGACTGCGACGTGCTCATTGGTGAGCGGTTGACGGTCGGCACCAAGGAATCCCTTGATCAGGTTGCGTTCAACGCGATCACCGGTGATGGGGTTGACCTCCATCGAGATGATTTTGACCGCATCGGATGCACCGATCGCAGAGGCGAGCGTGCCGTATGCGGTTTCCGTCTTGGCCAGCAAGAACGAATTACGGATCAGGAGAGCAGTCATCAGTCCTTGGTGGCAGTCTTGACAGGCTTGGCAAGCTCAGCAGGTTCAACAGGCGCGACGACCTCAGCAGCGGGCACCATCTGACCGCTGGGCAGCATCACGTACTCACCGGACTGGCCGTGATGCTCAAAGAATGAATCTGCCGCCATGAGATGGGGTGAGCTTCCGCACCATCAGGCTATGGAGCCAGATTGATGGCATCGTCACGGGTGCGGTAACGGATCAGGAAGCGATGGCCGATCCATCCAGCTGTGGCATCAGCTGGTTCGTACTGCGGCGCCCAGCCATCAGGCTGCACGTCATGCGCCAGGCCGCCGAGGGTGCGGTCGGCCATCATCCGGGCGTGCAGGTCAACGCCGATCGGATCGGCCAGCTGATCGGGCACATCACCGCGAACGTAGATTTCGATCAGCACCGGCAGCGCCTGATCGAGACGCCCAAGGCTGGCGCCGATGGTGCGTGGTGCGTTGATCGGGTTGTCATCGCCAGGGCTGACGGTGATCGCTGGGGCCTCTGATCTGGAGTAGGCCTGCACCCTGCTGCGGTAGATCCTGCTGCCCACCTGCACCGTGCCAAGCAGTGTGACGGTGGCGATCCTGGTGAGGATCTGTTCCCGGATGCTGGGTGCTGGGTTGGTCATGCCTCAGACTGCGGCATCATCTGAGCGACGAAGCCAGCAGGCAGGTTGAACTGATAGGCCAGCGCCCCGATCTCTCCCAACAACTCAGCAGAGACACCGCCAGCAGCCAGCACACGCTGCCACAAGCCAATGAACAGCCTGGTGTCACCCTTGCTGGCTTCAGACAGGCCGATGCTCAGGCCATTGGCCAGTGCAGTGGGAATGCTGTCGTACAGCTCGGAGATGGCAGGATTAGCTGCCAGCTCAATGCCGAAACTCATCCACTGAGGCTCAGGGGTGTGAGCAGCGTCGTAGCTGGCCTGCTCTTCTGGGGTGGTGTCGCGCAGCGCCCAGTCAATCACCCAGCCGTTTTCACCGAGCACTGGCGGGAGCTGCTCGATGGTTTGCAGGCGACGGTTGTAACCATCGGGCTGAGGGTTGATGGTGACGGGGAAGACGTTGAATGGCGCCAGGTCTTCCGGGGTCGGTTCAGCCGGGAATGAGATGTTGGGGTGTGCCTTGCGAAGCTGCCAGAGGTTGTAGGGGTACTCAGGCTGACCGTCTGCAGTGATGTGGATGTAGTTCATGGGGTGAGTTCCTCCTGTGTGGACAGCTCGGCAACTTGCTCCGCGATCACGTCGCGGATAATGCGAGCGCGAAGCTGCTGGCGGAGTTCTTCGTCAAGGCGAGCCTGTAGATCATCACGGAATGCGAGAAGGTCGTGGTTATCGGCGTGATCGGCATTGATTTTGGCGATGGCCAAGCGGTAGTTGTCGATGTTGATTTGATAGGTGAGCAGTTCTTGGTCGCGGCCTTCAAGGGCGGGGGTGAGGATGGAGAGTTTGTTCATTAGGAGTTCCAGGGGTAGACGGTGATGAGGGAGGAGGCGTGAGCCACTGCAAGAGCATCACCAGCCGGTGAAAATGCAACGCCGTTGCCCTCGCCTGCAGGCAACGTTGCAGGGTTGGTGTACTTTGTGCCAAATCCTGATGCAGACCACGGATAGGCGGTGATGTAGGGGTTGTTGTCATGACCCACTGCAATCGCATCACCAGCGGGGGAGAATGCAACGCCCCTGCCGGTGCCTGTAGGCAACGTCGCAGGGTTGGTGTATTTCGTGCCGAAGCCTGATACCGACCACGGATAGGCGGTGATGTAGGGGGAGGAGATGTGAGCCACTGCAAGAGCATCACCAGCGGGTGAAAATGCAACGCCCGCGCCGGTGCTTGCAGGCAACGTCGCAGGATTGGTGTATTTCGTGCCGAAGCCTGATGTAGACCATGGATAGGCGGTGATGTAGGGGGAGGAGGTGTGAGCCACCGCGATAGAATTACCAGCGGGGGAGAATGCAACGCCCCTGCCGGCGCCTGTAGGCAACGTCGCAGGGTTGGTGTACTTTGTGCCAAATCCTGATGCAGACCACGGATAGGCGGTGATGTAGGAAGAACTTTGATGAGCCACTGCAAGAGCATCACCAGCGGGGGAGAATGCAACGCCGTTGCCCTCGCCTGCAGGCAACGTCGCAGGGTTGGTGTACTTTGTGCCGAAGCCCGGCGGCCCGCCACTATTCGTTGCTGCCAGCAATGCACTACGTCCCAGCATGATCACGCCCTCCCCTTAAGTGGTGCAATCTCAATCGTCGTGCCACCACCAACAACTTCAATGACAACCTTCTCAACCTCGCTGGCAGTGGGTGTCATTGCCGTTCCACCATCCCACTTCACCGTGTAACCACTGTTTCCCGTAAACCATGAAATCGTACCTGATGTATACTGAAAACTCAGCACCCCCCGCCACAAATACCCGCTCGGAATCGTATTAAGATTCGACAGGTTAATTGTAGTTGCCGCTGCAATCGCTGCAGCAGTGACAAACTCATTAGCAGCCTGCACATCCAACGTGTAAACATTGCTTACCGCCGTCACCGTATTCCGCACCTGGCAGGTCGCACCGCCTACCGTCAGTTCCCATCCCGTCACGGCAGCCGTACCCAGGCCCAGCCCTGCAAACTGCGGCGTGCTACTGGTGCCCAAGCTCACATCACCAGCCGTCAACGCTCGGAACGTCGGTGCTGCCGCAGCGCCACTGGCCGGGCCAGCAAACACCGCGCCAACCGCCTGCGTCTGGAATGCACCGGTTAGCGTGCCAGAGCTCGTCACCGGGCTGCCAGATACTGAAAACACACTGCTAGGCAGATCCAGCGCAACGCTGGTCACCGTGCCATCAGGGCCAGCAGGAGGCGCCGCAAACGTGCCGTCAGCCCGCAGGAAGGTGCTCGTACCACCACCGCTGGCAGGGACCAATCCAGCAGCAGTGGAGGTGAACAGCGACAGCAGCGACAATGGGATCAGGCCCGAGCTGTCCAGCCTGGCCAGGCCGTTGGCGGTGTTTACCGACAGCTCCAGCCGCCTGGTCCGCGTCCAGTACCCCTGCCCGTCCTGCGTGCTGGTGTCGGTGATCGTCAGCGGCAGGCCCGCTGTCACCGTCACGTTCTGCAGGAACTTGTTATCCGCATAGGTCTTGACCGCAAACTGCGTCGGTGCAGTGTTCCCGTCAGGGGCGCCGGTTGAGGCGATCAGTGAGGTGTTGTTGCTGATCTCCCTGAGCTGCTCGCCAACGGTGCTGATCCCGCCGTTCCGCGAAAATGGCCCGATGAAGTTCAGACCGCTCAGATTGAACTGATCCGTGTTGATCGTGACGCTGCCGGTGGTGCCGTCTACCTCGAACTGGCTGCCAACCTTGAAGTCACCCTTCTCATTCGTGTTGCTGCTATACACCTTGCCATTGTTCGTCTCAACAATCGCATTGGCCGGTACTGGTACACCACCATTCCACGGCAGCGCGTCATAATTCGTGCCCGCACCCACAAACTCAAACGTATGTGAAGGTGCGCTAATCTGCGACCGGTTGCGGAAGTCGAGCACCTGGCCCGCTGTCACCGCATCCTTCAACCCACCATTCAACCCCGAGTAGAACACCACCCGATAACCCGCCCTGGTCGGATCAGTGTTCGCCACCGCAACGCCGCTGGCATTGATCGGCACGCTGCTGGTGACGATGTAGGCGCTCGTTGGGCAGATGAATCGCAGCCCATTCACCGTCACGTTGCCATTGCCGGCAGGCAGGATCGTCTTTACCGTCAGCGTCACCACGCCTGTGGTCTTGTTGTAAACCGCACCGGCCACCCCATAATCCGTGCCGCCGATCGTTGCCGTGCCGCCGCTCACATACTCGTGCTCAGGGCCCGATGGTGATGTCGCTTCGGTATAAGTCAGCACATAATTGCTGACCCTGGTGTAAGCAAACGTCTTAGCCTCAGCCACCTCCGTCGTAGCATTTCGCGGGAACACCAACTGCGGGAACATCAACTGCCCAGCATTCGGGCGTGACGATGAATCACAGATAAACGAAAGTCCCGCCAGCGTCACGCTTGCGCCGATCGTTGGTGCATACCCCGTCGCCGTCAACACCGTCACACCCGTGGACTTGTTGTAGCTGGCACTGGTGATCGGGTAACCAGTCCCACCCACCGTCACCGTGCCGCCACCCACGTACTCGTGGCCGATGGTGCTACTCGCCAGCGTCACCGTGAACGTGCTGCCAGGCGTGCTGCCGCCCCGTGCTGTTACCTGCACCGCATTGCCAGGGCTGCCCAGGCTGCCGGCACTCGGATACTTGATCTGACGCCCCAAGCGGTTGGCACCGAAGCCGATCACATCGAGCTGCGTAGCGCCCTGCCGCACAAACTCATAGGTGCCGCTAGCAGTGCCCGTCACATCCAGCGCACCACCACCCGACGTGGTGCTCACCTGGAACGCATCAGCCGTTAGGCCGCTGCTGATCACAAAGTAAATCGTGTTGGCCGTCAGACCCGTAGGCAGCGTGCCTTGCGTGGCACTGAACACCACCTGATCGCCCGCTGACAGCCCGTGCGCGACGCAGCCGAACACATTGGTCGCCACGTCAATCGTGACCGTCTTCTGCAGCCGCACAGCGCCATAGCCAGCCACTCGCGCACTACCAGTGAACAGCGGCCTGCTGCTGTAGCCATCTGCCATCAGGCCATACACGCCAAAGTCAGTAGTGCCGCCACCACTCAAATTGACCTGGCCGCCACTCTCGGTCCGAACGTGATACGTGCAGAACGTCCCGAAGAAGCTCACCAACTGCGCATAACCATCATTCACCACCAGGCAGCCAGGGCCGCCCAGATTCACCTGCGTATAACTGTCCACCACCATCGACCTGATGGGACTGTTCAACGCACACTTGCCACCATCCACACGGATGCCGCCGCCTGTGTTCCCCGTGCTCTGTGAACCAGCTAGACCACCATCATCCTCAGCCGTAATACTGGTGCAATTCTGGATGTAGGGCGACTTCAGAATGAACGCGCCAAGTCCGACAGCACCACGCGCTGTATTATCCGCCAGCTCATCAAAATCAATCGCCCATGCCTGCCGCGTCTCATCCGCCTGGTGCCCAGCAAACGACACGCCCCAGCACCAGAAACCAGAATCGACCTTGAAAATATCGTTAAACTCCTGCCCGGCTGCACCCTGCACGATCGTGCTGCGCAACCCTGAGCCGAAAATCGTTACGTCATACTTCCAACGAATCGGCAGAATCGACTCCACATACGTGCCCGGTGCAACGAACACCACATCACCCGGCAGCGCAGCCAATGACGCAGCACGCAGCGTGCGCAGTGGCTCAGCATCACTGGTGCCGTTGTTGAAGTCGTTGCCCTCCAGCGAAACGTAAATCTTCCTGCTGTTGCGCAGTTGCGTCACCAGTTGCGCTACAGCAGCAGCAGCAACGCCGACATTCTCCTTGCCCAACAACGCAGCCGCAAGGCCCGTGATCGTGCTAATCGCCTGCTCACCGGTATGCGTCGCTCGGTCGCGCAGCTGTGCATCAGTGGCGTTGGCGGTGGCACCCGCGGCAATCCCCGCCAGCTTCAGCGCCTGCGCAGCCGTCATCGCCCCGCGATTGCTGCTTGCCGCATCAGGCAGCGTCTGCGCAATCTGCAGCGTGCTGCAATCCTTGGTGACACCCGCTACTACATCATCAATCGGTACCCGCTCAGCGCCTGTAAGCGGCCCCGTCGCGTCGGGCAGGCCTGAAATCGTCGTGGGCTGGGTCATGCTTACAGAGTAACGATCGGCTGCTGACTCAATGTCTAAATCGGCGTCGGCTGCGGGCTCAGCAGCTCCAGCACCATCACGCAGAACCGGCCATCAGCCAGACGCAACGGTTCATGCTGCAGCCTGTACGTCAGGCCTTCGTGCTGCACTTGGTCGCCATACTGCAAACCGCCGAACTGATCAGTCCTGACGGTCAGCGCATAGTCCACCGTTACCACGTTGTCATTCATAATGATCTGGCTGGCGCGGTCCATAAACCCCAAACCAACAACGGCCCCAGCAGTGACGCTGGAGCCGAAGTCAGCCAGCAGGAAATCGTCGGGGACTTCCTGGATCATGGTCAGACCGCGTAACGGGCGCCGCCGACTGCCACACAGCTCACGGCAGCCGAGTAGGAGGATGCCAGGCCGGAGAAGGAGATGCGCAGGAAGGGGCGCAGTTCCTCGCGGGCAACCGCCACTTTCTGGGTGCTGGCAGCAGCGGTCAGCTGAGCGAACGCGCCGTTGGGCACGTCGTCATAAGTGCCGCCGACGGTCAGCGAGTGCTGCAGCTTGGCATTGATGGTTCCCGTCGAACTGGTGCCGGCGCTCAGGATGAACAGGGCGTCACCGTCGATGCCCGACAGATCAACGCCGGTGGTGTTGCCGTTGGCGCTGAGGGTCGAGGGAGTGCGGATGTCGAAGGCCTGGAGCTGCTCCAGGTTTCTGAGTTCAATGGCCATTGATCAATCCTCCGGGGTGGGGGTGGGGTCAGGGGTGGAAGTTTTTGCAGAGCGCCGCGGCTTGGGTGGACAGGCCGGGGCGGGCTCAAGTTCGGGCTCTGGCTCGGGCTCTGGCGCAATCGACGCCATGCCCAGCGCCAGCAGCTCGTTAGCTGGGCCTTGAGGAAGGTCAGCCACCTCACCCATGGCGAGGTGGCGACCGTCTGCTCTGCAGTTCGAGAGAATCTGCAGCCTCATAATCAGGTGCCCAGAGCGAACGACTGAGCGCGACGCACTGCTACGTCGAAGTCCTGATGCACGGTCAGGATCACCTGGCCGCTGGCGCTCTGGGTGTAGGGGTCAACCACCACATCCAGGCCGCTCCACATGCCCACCACGCAATCGGCGAAGTTGCCGAACAGAACATCGTTCTGCTGCATCTGGTTGGACACGGTGAACTGGTAACCGTTCACAGTGCCGGCATCGGTCATTATGTAGTCAGAGCCAGCCGAGGATGCCCTCAGGGTCTGCTTCAGGGCGCCGCGCACCACGCTGTTGCCGATGTAGCGCATTGAGCCGGCGTCGAGGTTGTCGATCGCCAGTTCGGTTTCCAGGTCCACGTAGTCGCCCCAGTCACCGCAGTTCAGAGCAGAGCCACCGCCGAGGCTGGCGGGGAAGTCCTTAGCAGTGCCGCCAGCGAAGGTCACCGAGCCAATGCCGGTGGTGTTGATGATGCCCAGCGGCTGGCCGTTGGAACCGGTGCCGTAGCCGATGGTGTAGTCCATGCCCAAGGCCACGGACTCGGCCATGTCGATCCGCACCAGGTTCTCCACGTCGGGGGAGCTCTGGATCATCATCCGGCGGCTGATCGGCACGCGAACGCCGATGGTCCGGGGGATCATGTTCACCAGGCCGAAGGTGAGCTTGCTGTTGGCAACATCAGCATTCTCGCCGACGAAGTAATACTGGCTGGAGCTGAGCTTCTTGGGGATCTCAACGTTACCCTCCAGGCCGGAGAGCATGGTGAGGCCGCTGTTCAAGAAGGCGCTGCGGTTGCGGATCAGATCAATGAACTGTGCATCGAGCCGATCGGTGCCGACCAGTGCACCACCATCGCCGAAGGTGCCGACCACCTGGCCGGGGGTCTCAGCAGCGCGGCTGGAGCCCAGCACTTCCCAGGGGATCAGCACGCCATTGGCAGAGCGGCTGTGCTTGGCCTGGGCGGCACGGGCCACCTCCAGCTCAAAGCCGGCGGCCTCAGCGGTACGGGGGTTGGGGTCGGCCAGATACTGAGCGACACGCAGGAAGCTGTAGCGCTTCACCTCACGCTTGCTCAGGCCCAGCTCAGCGCCGCCGGCATCGTGCACGCGGCCCTCAAAGGGAACCTTGCGCATGCCGATCTGTTCCATCACCACCGCACGGGCGGCATCGATGGAAGCTTCGTCATTGATGAGTTTCTCGACCAGCTCCGGGAGTTGGAACTGGTCACACATGCCGCGGATGGCTGCGACGCGTTCACGCTCGGCCTGCCGGGCGTTCTGCGCCACCTCCTCCACGTTGATCGTTTCAGTGGTCATTGGGATTGGATCGGATGATTCAGTCCGCTCGGCGGTCTGTGCTGTCAGGCTATGGAGGGCCTTGCTAACAGCAGACTTGACCAACTCGGGGTCAATCGTCACGGTCGGCTCTGCCGGCGCGGGGGGCTCCGGGGTGGGCTCAGCAGCAGGCTCAGGCTCAGCCGCCGGCTCATCCATGGCGCGGCCCAGGCCTACGGTCTGGTCGGCGGGGACGGAAACGCTGGAGACCTCCAGGGCCTTCCATCTAGTCACGTAAAAGTCGCCGCTGCGCTCTTCGATGTCGTCAATGCTGTAGGCGAACGAGACGTTTTTCGTAATGCCGGCTTCAATATCGACGCGGCGGCGGTGCTCTTCTGTTCCGCGTTCCGTAGTGTTTGGGCTCCACCGCACCGTGGAGTACAGACGGCGATCGTCACCCAGCCAGGCCTTTTCAACAACGCCCAAGACCTTGTTGGGGTCATGCCCCCAGAGCCATGGCGCGCCGTCGTTCAATCGCGACAGGTCCATGGCGCCTTGCTCATGCACCAGGATCTCGCGGCCGAAGAATCGCTCTACGGGCGCCTCGCTAGAAAACGAGAATGTGAGCGTTTCGTCGGTTTTCTCTTCCAGCTGCATGCCGCCGGGCAGCTCTCGCCGCTGGGGGCCGCGCAGCTTCGTGAGATCTAGGGTGGAATCCAAGGCCAGACAGTCGCTGGCGTCAGGCTATGGACTACCTACGCCGCCAGCGCCAACGGAAGTTGACCCACCACGGCGGCAGGGCAATGGCGTTTAATCTTCCGCCAGCGTTGATCCGTGAACCACGGTTGGCGGCGGTACCAAGCCTCAACCGGCGAGGCTTTCTTGCTGGTGTTGCACGTGGAGCAGGCCGGGATGATGTTGCTCGCCTCATCGAGTCCGCCCTTGGTCAGGGCCAGCACGTGCTCAACGGTCAGCCGTTCGTACCTGCGGTTGCGTTCATGCCCGGCATCCACTCCGCAGAATGCACAGCGGTTGCTCCACAGCGCGAAGCGGGCGTCGATTTGCTGCTGCGTGACAGGATGCAGTGCCCGTCTCCTTGCTGCGCGCTTCCACGCAGAACGGCGGCGGCTGGCTTGACGTTCTTTATCAAGGTTGACTTTGCGCCACTGGCGGCAGTATTCACGATGCTTTTCTGGGTTTACCTCTCGATACCGGCGGCAACATTCACGCATCCTGTCGCGATTGGCTTCGTAGTAACGACGGCATCTTTCGCGGTTTTCAGTGGGGTTTTCCAGCCGTTTTTGACGCTTATATTGCCGACACTTCTCGGCGTTTCTAGCGTAGTATAACCGATCTTGCTTGCGCCGATATTCAATGTTTAATCGATAGTAGCGACGGGCGAATTGGCGACAAGCGTCCGCATTTTGCGCATAATAGGCACGTTGAGCAACACGCTTTTTCTCGGCAACCGTCGGCAACAGGTGGGTCCTGACTCGGGTGTGAGTCCATCCGACTATCCTGCCGATCTCCCGAATGCCAACGCCACACGCGGCGGCCACTTCTGCCGTGATTTGGTCTTGAACAGTGAACGGCTTGGCCTTTTGCCGCCCAGTCTGCGATACTGATGCCATCGGCCTGTGTCCTCAGGTTGGTCAAGCCTCGGGCTGGTGACACAGCGCCGGGGCACACCTATTCTACATCATCTGCGGCGTCTTCGTCTTCGTCGTCATCCTCTTCCGGCTCAGGCGGCTCCACCACGGGCTCAGGCGGTTGCTCGACGGTGGGCATCAGGCCCAGTGATTCTTTCAGCTCGTTCTCCATGGCGATTTGCGCCATCACCTGCTCAAACTGCTCGCCGCTGTATTCAGTTATCAGCTCGCTGTGAGATTTCAGTAGCATCGCCTTGGCTTTTTCCATGGCGGAAACATCCTTAACTGGGTCCACCCAGTCCCATGATCTAGCCTGCCAGCGTGGAGCGTTATACCTTTCTGGGCGAGTCCAATAATCGGAGAATGCAGGCGACGGCAATTCACCCGCCAGCATCGCAGCGCGTAGCCACTCTTCAAATACGCGCTGGTGGAACACCTCAATGATCGCGCTCTGCACCACCCGCCAGTGGTCGCGATCCTCCAGCACGCTGGTGCGCATGCTGCTGTAGTTGGTGTCCGAAAAATCCTTGCTGATCGTGGCGTAGCTGCATCCGAACCCAGCCGCAAACCGCCGGGTGAGATTCTTGACCACAGCTTGGTATTGGCCATCATCCGGCCCGAAGTTCGGCGGCACCGGTTCCTGGCCAGGGTCGAGGATGTTCCAGCTACCGGGCTCAGTGTTGAACAGTTGCTGGCCGTTTTTGACCTCATCACCCTGCAGCTCACCGTCTGGGGTGCGGATCCATCCCAGCGATGCTGCCTGGACGCGCTTCCTGGTCAGATGCGCCTTTTCGTATTCCGACAGGCCATGCACCGTCGTGATCACCGACGCCAACCACGGCACGCCCCGGTTCTGCCCGATCCGCTCCGGCAGGAACACATGGATCATGTCCGCCGCCGGCACTAGGACGTGCTTCCGCTCCACGCCGCGGCGGTTCAGGCCGAGCTCCACATCGCCAGGGTGGCGGGTCAAAATTGCATACCGGGTCGGGCGGCCCCACTGGTTGATCTCGACACCCAGCCGCCATTCGTGGCCAGCGCGGTCGCTCACGCCTGATTTGTCCTCATCTAGCTGGTGCGCCTCGATCAGCTCCAGCGCCAGCGGGGTGCGGCCCTGCCCCATCGGCTGCCGCACGATCCTGATCAGGCATTCGCCCGACTCCGGCAGGCTGCCGGCCACCATCATCTCGAAGCCGTGGAACGACAGCCGGCCCGCCACGTCGCAAGTGTCTGGCCGGCACCAGCGGCGCCATGCTTCCTCCAGCAGCCGGTTGCGGCGCACGTCCTTTTCCGTGCCGTTAGGGCGCATCACCTGCCCCTGCATCTGGATCCCACGCGGCCCCACCACGTTGATCTGAGTGGTCCGCTTGGCCTGGCGGGCATAGGGGTTGTCCCTGACCAGCTGATGGCAGCGGTCGCGCAGCACCGCCAGGCTGACGCGCAGCTCGGCATCGGCGGAGGTGGTAGGTGCCACCAAGTCGTGGAGCAGCCGGTTACGCCGGGCGCCCTCAAACATCCGCTGGCCCTGCTGTCGGCCGTGCCGGGTGGTCAGGATCTGCCGCTGCAGCCAGGATCGAACACCCATCAGCTCACCCCCGTGAAGCGCACATAAAGCCGGCGCGGATCGCCGAGGCCCTGCGCGATCATCTCGGCGCGTTTTTCACGGGCGACCTCGGCCTTGAGGCGGTCGCGCCACATGATTAGATCTGGCAGGTCCACCCGGCGAACTTTCCTGCCGCCGGAACCTAAAGAGCCGATCTGATACTCAACCGCACCCGTGGCCAGGGCGCGGATCGCCTCTTCAACCGCCTCTAGGTCTTTCTGCGCCTGGCTGCGATCATCAAATGCCCCAGGGGTGCCACTGAAGGCCAGGCTCTTGCGGACGGTCAGGCTGCCGCGACCAGTGGTGAGCGGTGCGCCGTTGACGGTGCTGACAATCTGCAGCTCCCAGCTGCCAGCTGCCATGGTGGCCGTCGTGGCGGCGCTCAGCTCCACCTTCCAGCCGTCGTCAGTGTCGGTGGCCACTGCCTCGATACCGGCGCCAGCTGCTGCAGCGCGAAACCACACGCGAACGGCAGTGGCGTCAGGGTGAACGCGCAGCTCAATCCAGGAGACCGCGTCAGATTGGTAGAGCTCGGCCGGCTGGGTCATATCACCTTGAATGATCGTGCCCGGCGCGGCGCGGGCTCTCCCTTAGAGGCTACGGAGGCCGCCAGTTGTGCCGCCAGCTGGTCCCACATGGTTTGACGGTTGTAGCGGCGCTTGAGCAGCTCCAGCATCGCTAGGCAGTACACCTTCAGGTCAAGCGGTTCGTTGCGGGCGCCGCTGGGCTTAACCCATTCCAAGACTTGAAACCCTTTCACGTAGCGCGGTTGCAGCCGCTCACAGGTGAGGCCCTGCAGGTAGTCTTCCGTGGTGGCGTCGTCGAAGTTGATGTAGCCGTCGCCGGGCTCTTCAATCTTGAGGCGGCTGTAGATGGTCCGCTTGATTGCGTGCGTGCCGATCATGTAGAGCGTGACGCCACCCTTCACGGTCTTGCCCCTGAAGGTCACGTCCTGCTTTGAGCCTTTGCCGAGCGGCGGCGCGTTCTTTTGGCTGCTGCCCTTGATAGCCACCACACCCTCTTTGGCGTACCGGCGGCAGTAGTCATACCCCTCACTGGTGTAGTGGCCGCCGGTGTCAACCGCGCAGTGGATCGCCTTCAGTTTGCCGCCGTTTGCGTGCGGCCATTCGATCTCGCGGATCGTCGTCACCTGATCCCAGACGTGATCCTGCCCCGGATCGCCCTCGATCTTCTGGTGCCAGATCCGCCAGGCCTGCTCAGGCTTGCCGCGGCCGTAGCCCCACACAGACACCTCCAGCCAGGTGTCCTGCACGTCCACGGCCATCAGCACCGCAAGTACGCCATCCGGGCAAGTGCCGTGGCCGTAGCCGCCGACGCGGGCCATCAAGCCATCGGCGCTCACCTTCGCCAGGCTCTCATCCTCCCATGCCTCAGCGGCCCGCTTGTTGACCCAGCCCTTGAGCAGCAGCGGGTCCGCCTTGGCGCGCAGGAACTCATCGCGGATCTTCTCCCAGCTCAGCCAGCCATACGGCGCATACCAGCCCGGCAGGTGAAAGCCCGCCGTCTCGCCGTCGCCCTTGGCCGTAGGTGTCCAGATCCCGCCGGCCAGCATGGCGGTCTTGTGGTGCTGCGCCACCCGTTCATTGCATAGCGGGCATTGGCACCACACCTCGCCGTCGCGCTTATCCCATACCATGTGCGGCCACTCGATCACGGCATGGCCGCCGCAGCAGGGCATCAGGGCGCCGTAGCGGCGGCGGTCGCTGCGCACCTCGAACTCGCTGGTGATCCTGCAGGCGCCGCGGCTGCCGGGGGTGGAGGTGACCAGCGCCTTGCGGTCGGGGAAGTTGGTCTGGCGGGCCTCGGCATTCTCCAGCGGGTCGCCCTTGTCATCCATCTCCAGCGGCAGGGATGACACCTCATCGGCCCACACGTTCTGCGCCGGCATGCCCTGCGCAGCGCTGCCGCTGTTGCCGCCGATGATGCTCACCAGCATGTCGCCCTGAAACTCCTTTAGGAACATCGCGTTCGCCGCGTCCCTGGACTTTGTGCTGATCGACTTGGCCGCCACCGCCGGGGAGTCGGTGAATAGCGGCGTGAGGCGCTGGCGGATCTGCCGCTTGGCAAAGCTCTCGGTCGGGAACATCGCCAGGAACGGCGACGGGTCCAGCGCGATCGTGCGGCCTAGCCAGTTCAGGCCCACCTCCGTCTTGCCGGTCTGGCTGCCGAAGATCAGCACCACCCGCTTGATGCGCTTCTCCTTCGGGCTGAGCAGATCCATCGGCTCGCGCAGATACGGCGCCCGGTCAGTGCGCCAGCCGCCAGGCTCAGAGCTGCTGCGGCGGGTCAGGATCCGGTTCTGATCCGCCCACTCGCTGACGGTCAGGTCGAGCGGCGGCTGCAGCGCCTCGATGAACGCCTGGCGGTAGAGCGCGGCACCGTCAGTCATTTGCCAGCCCTCGCAGCGCCGTGTGAATCTCGGCCTCCAGCAGAGCTTTGATCGCCTCGGCGTCCTGCATCGTCGCCAGGCTTGCCGCATTGCGGCCAGGGATGATCAGCAGCAGGTCGCGGACCTGGCGGCCCAAGCGGCTGGCCTCTTTCGTCACGCCATCATTTGGCACCAGCTCGCCGCGCTTGGCCAGCGCATCCATGCGTGCGACCTCGGCCAGGTAGTGCTCTTTGCGCTCTCGGCTGACATCGAGTCCTGGGATCTGATCCTCAGGCAATCCCATGATCAGCGTCTTGAGCTGGTCAGGGGTGGGCTTGAGTATCTCGCCAGCCGGCGATCCGTTGTCAGACTTCAGTGGTCGGCGGGCGCGGGCCCTTGCCTCGGGTGACAGCTTTTCTGATCCGTTGCGCTTGGTGTTGCGGTCCCAAAGATCCAGCGCTTTGTCACGGTCGAGCATGCGCTTGCCGCCGTTTTCGACGATCGCATCTTTGATTCGGTTTTTTGCCGCAATCGTCACCGCTGGCGCAGAAACACCTTTCAATCGGGCGAAATCGCTGAAACTGATCAGCACTTAAACAGGCCTGCGTGCATTTAAGTTAAGGCTAAGGCCTTGCTTAAGTGGGCCGACAAGGGGTGGGGGATCGTGTGCCTGACTGCGATCTGGGGTTAAACGCTCTCAAATTCGTCCGCTGGTTTTGAGACGTACTTCGCATACACCGCAGTCCGCGTTTTCCCCAGGAGGACCCGCGCCATTATCACGCTACCGTCATGCCCGCAGCCACAGCTATCACCTGCCCTCACCCGAACCCAGCCCGCTTCAGCTCCCGCTCCAGGCTGCTCCTGATGAGCCGGGGATAGGTGCGGTCGATCTCCTCATTCAGCAGCCGCACGATCGGGAAGCGCTGCTCATGGTTGGGTGCATCGTCCAGCACCATGAAGGCCGTCTCCACGTCGCGGCTGTCCCCGCCAGGCGGGCGGTAGAGGATCGCCCGACCTGATCGCGACATGAAGAACTGGCCAGCCTGGGCCCGCTTGCGCTGTGACCGTGCGCTGCCGCTGGCATTCATGTAGGACAGGCTGCCCTGATACGCCTTCAGCTGGCTCAGCACCATCGACATAGTGCCGCGTGGGACGTTGCCGTAAGGGTCTCCCTGCCACTCGCGGCGGGGCACGATGTACTGGCCGCGGCCGATGGCGCCAGCACCGCGTAGGACCGACTCAGAGCGCTTGTGCGAGCGGTCCCCGCCACGGGCCATGGCCGAGAGGTACTTGCCGGCTGGCGTGCCCTTGGCGGCGAACTGCTTGAAGCCCACCTCGGCGCTGAGCCTGTTCGGGTTGGCGAAGCTCACGTAGGTGCTGCGCTGGGTGAATGGCGTAGGCCGATCGATGTAGCGGCTCATGCTGTCGGTGATGGCCCTCTGTCCAGCCTTGGCGCTGTCGGTCATGGCCTGGGCCACGGCATAGCGGAACTGGAGATCCGTCAGCAGCGCCAGCTTGCCGACCTTATCGGGGATGTTGGTTGTGATCGAGAGCTCCAGCATCACCCGTCGTCCTCTCCCACGGCCAGCAGCTCCCCCAGCTCCATCCGCTGCAGCTCCAGATCAGTCGGCAGATCCCAGGCGGCGAACTCGTCAGGGTCGGCGGCCGAGGTGACGGTTAGGCAGCCGATGGTGTGCCAGCTGCTGACCCAGTTGAGGATCAGCTCCTGCCACCAGGCCAGCCACGGGGTCGAGCGGTCTAGCAGGTGCCAAGGGGTGGCAGCGCGTTTCACGGTGGCAGGGCATCTGCGCACAGTCTGCCAGCGGGCATAAAAAACCCCCGCCTGCCAGGGCGAGGGTTGGGGTCCACTCGATGCGCCATGCACCGAGGGCAGTGTAGGGGATGGCCGTTAGGCGGCGGCCAGCTGGCGGCGCTGGGCAGGCTGCTTAGCCTCGCTGCTGGTGAAACCCTGATAGCCGTACTTGGCGGCCAGCGTCTCCAGCCCGCCGGGGTTGCTGCGGCTCTTGCCGCACCATGCGGGCTTCCAGTACCAGCAGCTGCGGCCGGAGTGCCAGCGGCACTGCTGAGCCTTGAGCTGATCCTTGACGGGCTTGGTGTCACCCTGCACCCAGATCCAGTAGCCGATCAGGCTGATCTCCAGGTTGGGGAGCTTGAGCAGTTCAGCGATCACATCCATGATCTCTTGCTCCGACTTGGCGTTGTACTTGTAGGTGCGGCCGTCGTTGGTCTTGCCGTTTTGGCCGCTCAGGGCAGCGTGGTAGGCGGCGTTGATGGCCTTCATCGTCTCCAGGTCGCCGCCGAGGTCGGGGTGGTGCTGGCGGGCGAGATCGCGGTAGGCGCGCTTGATCTCTTCAGGGGTGGTGAGGCCGGCGAAGTAGGTGGCGGTCATGGCTGGCTGGCGAGTGGTGGAGGGCGTCCCTCCGATGCACATACCTTAGCGCGTCCCTTACGGCGTGACGACCATCAGGGCGGCCAGTTCACAATCCGTCACGCTTGCGGCGCTGAGCGCGTCTGACCCGCTCGGCGTGAGCCGCCTTGCCCTCTGGCGTGATGCGCTCCCAGCAGCTGGCACACAGGGCGCCATGGGCGCCACGGTGGACCTTGCCGCAGGCAGTGCAGCAGGGGCGCTCCACAGGCGGCAGGCGGCCGGCCTGGCGTTCCCTCCAGCGGCGCTGGTGTTCGGCGTTGGTGAGGGGCATCAGGCATTAGGGCCGCCAGTAAAGGCGAGCAGTTCGCGGAGTTGGCCGTTGATGTGGCTCATGTTGCCGGCGTATCCCCAGTTGCTGCCGATGGAGTCGGGCTCGGGCATGTCTTCGATTGCCTGTTGCAGCTGGGCCAAGAGGCTCAAGGCTGCGGCGTGGCCGATGGCGTACTGGTCTGCGGCGGTTGTCATGGCGTGCGATGCAGTGGAGTGATTGCCGGGGTGAGCCCCCGGCGGGCTGGGGTGGGTTAGCGGATGTGGTAGTTGCCATTGGCCCAGCTGATCACCTCTTGCTCTGTCATTGCGCGCTGTGGTGCGCCTGTGCCGAAAGCGAAGAACTGGCGACCTTGGCTGTCGGCGGGAACGGTGGCGATGTTCTTGCGGAGCTTGACTTGCTCAAGGGTGGTGAAGGTCATGGCTGGCAGTGAGTGGCGGAGCGCCTCGGCTCCTGTCCCCATAGCTTAGCGCGTGCCTTATGGGCTGGGGTGACCGTGGGCAGCCAGTTAACCGATCGTCACACTTCGCCCAGCAGCTCGCGGAACTGCTCCAGGCTCATCACCACGAACTGATCGGCCGGGTCCGTAATGCCCTTGCGCTTCACCACCAGGGCATGGAGGCGCTTCCCGGCGTTGACCTGCTGCTCCATCGCATCGCGCAGCCAAGCACCGAGGCTCAGGGTGCGGCAGCACTTCGCCTGAATTGCGCAGCTCGGTGTCCACAGGTCGCCGCGGTCAAGGGTGGCACCGGCAGGGATGCGCTCGCAGGGGATGCGCTCCGCCAGGTAGTCAGCGATCAGCCGCTCAAAGGCCGAGCCCTTGCGTTTCTGGGGGTTGGCCATGGATCAAGCGCCGAGACGTGCGGCGAGTCGCTGCAGGGCAGTCTGAGGGCAGCAGCTGCTCTCCACCTCGCTGCCGTCGGGCAGATAGATCGCGTTGCGCTGGTACGGCTCCAGCGTGAGGGGCGGGCTGTAGCTGGGGATAGGCAGCGGCGGCACCCATTCGCGGCGCCACCAAGCCACCACGGCTCCACCCAGCAGCACTGCACGCTGAGCCTCGCCGGGGTGGGCCTGCGGGTCGGTGCGGGGCAGCCAGTCGCCGAACGTGAACGGGCAGGGCCGCAGGGGCGCCGCTGCGGGGGCTGCAGGCGATGGGGTGGGTGTGGGCACCGGCGGAGCGGTCGAGGCGCCTTCCTGGGCCACGGCGGCGCGCAGCTGCTGCAGGACGTTCACGGCATGGCGGCGGGTAGGGGCATCCTACCGGCAGATGCACCCATCAGCACCAAACAACGGGATTTCGGAGGGTTGAAAGCGATTCCACCCCATTTCAACCCATTTCAACCCTGGCGGTGTGAAATAGAATCCTGTCCACGACAGGCGCCTTGCCCTATTCCACCCATTTCACCCCATAGGGAGAGAATTAGTTTTATATTCTCTCTCTTTATTTTTTCTTAACCTCCAGGGCCCTCTCTCCCTTCTTTCCCCGTAAGTGGGTGGAATGGGTGGAATTGCCCCTAACACCAGTCATTCCAATGGATTGCGTTCACACCGCCCGGTGTGGAGTGGTGTGAACGGGGTGGAATGCCGGGTGGAATGCCCTCAGTCGGGGTGAGGGCGCTTCAGGCAGGCGGCAGCCACTGCAGCGACCGCTGCACCTCCCTGAGCTCTCCCATGTCCGGGGCATCGCTAACGACCTGCTCCAGCCAGGCGCGGCGCTCGGCAGCCTTCATGCGCTTCTGCGGCAGGCACCACTTGCGCAGCTGATCGAGGGGCACAGGGATAGGGCCATTGGCGCGGCGCCACTCCTGACCACGGGCGAGCAGCTCCTTGACCTTGCCGGTGGCATCGGCATCCCGCACGGCGCACAGCACCCGATCACGCTCGACGATCAGCATGCCAGCGAAGCTGATCGCTGCCATCAGGGTGTCGGCGCTGATCGGGCCATCCATGCGAATGCCGCTGGCGCCGCAGCGGATGGCGTGGATGAGCAGGGCCAGGGTCAGCGTGGTTCCGCGCAGCTTGATGATGTAGCCCTTATCTTCCTGCAGAGTGCGCGCCCTGCGCATCTCCAGCAGGTCATCCACCCACTGGGTCCACAGGGGGATGGCATCTTCCGCCAGCAGGATCTCGCAGCTCTTGCCGGGCGCCGGCATCGGCAGCCGCGCCGCGGTGGCGTCAATGGCCTTATAGAGGCTGGATAGCACCGGGGTGAGATGCACCGTGGTGGGGCGATAGCGGTAGTCCCACTCAGGGAGCTGCACCATGTGGAACCGGGCCCACAGGCCATCGGCATCCGGCACGCCCTGGCAGGCCTTCACGTCTGCCTCCCATAGACCAGCGATGCGGGCCGGCTGCAGGTTGCCGAACAGCGAGCAGCGCGGGTTCTGGATGAGCACCTCGGTGCGGTTAACCCGATCAGTCATCAGGGACGACCCAGAGCCGATCGAGAGCCACTTCGGGCGATCACTCTTGCCGCCACGCTCACGGCAGAGGTTGGCGAACCAGCCAGAGAGCTCATCGTGAAACGACAGGTGGCCTGGCGTCTCGGCGCTGAGCAGGTTGATCTCCAGCTTCTCGATGGTGGTGTCGGTGGAGATGATGTAGCGCCGCTCGGGCTGCGGGTTTTCTGCCAGAAAGTCGCCGACCGGATCTTCAGAGCCGCCGGCGTCGTCGCCATTGCGGCGCCGCTTCTCGGCCTCCTCGGCCTTGGCCTTGCCGCGGTTCCACTCTTTGATGGCAGCCTCATGCTTCTCCCGCTCTGCGGCGTGCCAGGCCACCAGCGGCCGTTCGATGGCGGGTGCGGTGATGGGCGACTTGCCGGCGCTCACGCCACCGATGGACATGCCCCACAGCACGGCGATGCCGCGCACCTCATCGCCTGAGCGTGGGACGCAGTGGGCACGGTTGCCGATGATCGATGCCACCGTGGTGAAGATCGGCAGGTAGAAGCCACGTACGGGAAGCTGCTGCTCTTCGGCGTAGCTCAGCAGCTTGGTGGCCGTATCCGGCGGGAACAGCAGCTGAGGAGTGACGACCGCGGCCAATTCCCCGGCATCGCGGAAGCTCTGCAGCTCCGCCAGCAGGTCGCTGCGGGCAGCAGCGGCGTCTTCATCGTCGAGGGGCTCCGTCTGCCATGGATCGGCCGCTGCGGGCTTCACCGGCGCATCAGGCGGGATGAACTGCTCGCCGTTCAGCGGTGGGGTTGGCGGCGGCGGCTTGGGGATGTCGTGGCGCTTCACGTCCACCCCGGCACCCTTGCATTGCTTGATGAAGCTGCCGGCGTCGAACTGATCGAACTTCCAGCGGTCCACCTGCTCGAACGTGTCGGCCGCCTGGGGGTGGTAGCGGCTGGCCAGGGCGATCGCGTCGAGCTTTCCCTTGCCGATCAACTCCATGCAACGCGCCAAACCACACACCAGCCGCAGCGCCTCCTCGCGTTGGCCGTTCTTGGCCAGGATCTGCGGGTAGCTGCTGACCAGCCGCTCCAGCTCCTCATAGGTGCGCGGCTGATCTGCTGCTGCGCTCCGGGTTGGTGCCGCTGGGGCTGGCGCCGGTGCTGGCGGTTCAGGTTTCGGCAGCTCCGGCAGCCGCTCCTCGAACACGTCCGCCGAGTAGATCGCCGCTGGGCTGTGGCGGATCATGCGGGCGGGGTGAGCGCCCAGGCTGCCGCCGATGCTCTGGCCATCGGGGCCCAGGTCGTCGCTCTTGTGGATGTAGCTGCTGCCCGCCAAGCGCATCAGTCGCGAGGGGTTTTTGCAGGTGGGGTCCGATTTGCAGTAGGCGATCAGCCGCTGAATCAGCGGGCGCCAGCGCTCAGGGGTGATGGGCTCACTGAGGCGCCAGTAGGCATGGACGGACTTGCCGCCAGTGGCCAGCAGTACGGTCGGCTCTGGCAGCCCGAGGGCTTGCCATGCCCCCACCTGCCACTCCATCGGCTGCTCATCCCACTCGACGAACAGGAAGCTGCAGGCCTTCACGTCGGCGTCGTTCGGCCCGCCATTGGGCAGCCAGTACAGCCGATAGCCGGCCTGCTGTAGCTGCTCCAGGCGGGCCCCCCGTGGTTGGAAAGTGGGTGCCAGGTGCACAGCCCGCTCGCCCTTGGGCTCGTGATTCTTGTCCCAGTGGATGGCGCGGTAGTGCACTGCCGACGGCTCAGCGCCGAGGGCCTGCAGGAAGGACAATGCCGCAGCGCCATCGAAGCGGGGCGCCCCGGCGTGATCGAGTGGCTGCATCAGGGTCAGGCCTTCGCTTTCAGCTGCGCGTCTGCCTGCTCAATCAGCATGCGGACAACGGCGCTGCGGGTGTCAACCCCGGCTGTGGCGGCGGCGATGCGGTCAAGGGCCTCGACGTGCCATGGCTTGACCATGACGTTGAGGGGGGTGCTGCGGGCTGCGGGCGGCATATGGTAGGGTTGCGCAGTGTTTGTAGAACCTTAGCATATGGACTGGGAAGCGCGTCAGCGCACGACAGCCAGGCAAACGGACAGCCGCTACTACTGGGAGCTGTACCCCGACCGAGAGGCGCAGGTCAAAAACCGTTTCATGCCAGCGCTGCAGCAGCTGGGCGTGGTTGAAACAGAAGTGACCGGCGTTTGTGATTATGCGTTCCATTCTGACTGCGAAGCGCAAAAGCACAAAAAGGTGCGCATTGATGCGGTCGTTCAACTGCACAAATCAGTTGACCGCTACGAAACTTGTTTAGGCGTTGAGTTCAAGGGCGGGAAAATGCGCACGGCCGAAATCGGCGCCTTCATGCGGCAGTGCGTGGATTACAGGCAGACAAGCTGGAAGAATTATGGACAGCTTCCTGTCGTTGCTTGCCCAGGCCTTACTGAGCTGATCTGCGAAAAAGTTGACATGAACCCTAGAACTCCAACGCTGGCAGAAGTACACGGAGAGTCATTGGCTTATTTGGTAAGGAGGTTTGTCGCTGGCTTTGGGGTCGGGGAAATGTTTTTCTCCAGGATTGCCCGTGGATCCAACGATGCAAAGCATTTAAGAATTACCTTTGCGGATGATATTTGGTTGATGGATGGCGAGCGCGTCAACTACACGCGTAAAGAGTTCGGCCGCAACCAAGGGAGCAAGTAGACATGTTCACCCTCCGCGACTACCAGACCAACCTCGCCGATGCCGGCGATGCGGCCATGCTTGACGGGCGGCGGCCCTGCATGGTGGCCCCCACCGGCGCCGGCAAGACCGTGATCATCGCCGAGCTGGCCCGCCGCGCCCTTGCCCGTGGCGATCAGGTGGTGGTGATCTGCCACCGAGAGGAGATTCTGACTCAGATCGTAGCCAGCCTGCAGGCCCACCTAGGGCCGCAGCAGGTGATCGCCATGGTGACGGCCGGCAGCCGCCCCCGCATGGATCGCCGGGTGGTGGTGGGCATGGTGCCCACGATGGTGCGGCGACTGAAGCTGCTGGAGCAGCTGCAGGGCTGCACCCTGCTGGCCGATGAATGCCACCACGCACCATCCCCCACCTGGCGCAAGGTGATCGAGGCGGCGCAGCCGCGACGCTTCGGCGGGCTGACCGCTACCCCGGTTCGCCCCGATGGCAAAGGGCTGGGCGACGAAGAGATGTTCGACCTACTGCTTAATGGCCCGGAGGCCGGCGAGCTGATGGCAGCCGGCAAATTGTGCCGCTACCGGCTATTCGCCGCCCCGCATCGGATCGACTCCAGGGGCATGCGCAAGCGCGGCGGCGACTTCACCACCGCTGACATGGAGCGCAAGGTGGTCGAGATCCAAGGCGAGATCGTCCGCGACTGGATGCAGCTCAACCCGAACCGTGAGCGGACCATCTCCGTGGCGGTGAGTGTTCCGCATGCGCACCAGGTGGCGGAGCAGTACCGAGACCAGGGCATCGCCGCCGAAGCGGTGGACGGCGACACCCCGAAACCTGAGCGACGGGGGATCTTCGAGCGATTCCGCCGCGGCCAGATCACGGTGCTCTGCGCCTGTGCTGTGATTGATGAGGGCCTCGACGTGCCGGAGGCGACCTGCCTGCAGATCTTGCGGCCCACCGCCAGCCTCAGGCTGTGGCGCCAGCTGATCGGGCGGGTGCTGCGGCCAGCGCCAGGGAAGGATGCGGCGCTGCTGATCGATCACACCGACAACTGGCGCCGGCTGCCGCCGCCTGATGCGGAGATGGACTGGAAGCTGAACGCCGAGGTGCAGGAACCCCGTGAGAAACGCCAGGCAGTGATTGACCCGGACACCGGCGAGGTCACAGAGGGCGAGCCGATCGAGACAGAGGTGCACCAGACCGGCGCCAAGCTGATCGAAATCACCCCTGACCTGCTGGCCCAGGCGCATCCTGTGGTAGCCCGGCGGCTGCTGAATGAGCGGTGCCGCTTGGAGGTGGAGCAGCGGGCCCCGGACCTGCGCCGCTGGCTCAACTACCTTGACGTGTTGGAGGATGAGACGCTGAAGGTGCTGGAGCCAGCGCTAGGGCTGC